GCTGGGTGCCCCTGGACCCGGGCCAAGGCTGCCAACGCCAACGAAACCAACCTCTCCACCCGCCTCACCAGCCGCCGCCGCATCGTGGGCCGGGCAGGGCGATGACTGGGACGAAATCCAGGAAGAAATCGATGAAGAGGAAAGCGCTACGGCCCCGTGGTGCCAAAGAACACGCCCCAGCCCAGCCCGAATTCAAAGGACCCGGAAGGGGTTAGGGAATAGGGCGGACATTCCTTGCCTAGTTTTTACCCTCACGAAAACCGAGACTACCCATCATGACGACAGCCACCCGCACCCCCGGCCACAAGCAACGGATCGAAGGCGTCCTGCATCGCTCCCTGCCGGCCACTCTGACGATCCGCGAAGCCACCCCCGGCCAGGCCGATGACGGCCTGATGCGCCTGCGCCTCTCCGTCTCTTCCGAAATCGAATACTTGCGCTCCAGCTGGTGGGACGATCCCTGGATCGAGGTGCTGGGCCACAAGGAAGGCGAAATCGACCTGGTACGCCTGAACGGCGGTGCCGCCGTGCTGGCCAACCATGACCGCTGGACCGCCACCGGCAATACTCCCCTGGCCGCCATCGGCGCCGTGGAGCGGGCCTGGATCGAAGGCGACCGCCTGATCTGCGACATCACCATCAGCCGCCGGGAAGCCCTCTCGGACCTGCGCCAGGACATCCTGGACAACCTGGTCCGCAATGTCTCCATCGGCTACACGATCAACGAACGGGTGCTCACCCGTGCCAACGGCGAAGGCCAGCCCGACGAATACCGGGTCACCAGCTGGACCCCCTTCGAAGTCTCCCTGGTCGATATTCCCGCCGACGCCACCGTCGGCCTGGGCCGTTTCCAGGACATGCCCGACCCCAAGAACCCCCCAGTCCCGCTACCGCGTGATTGATCTTTCGCCCGCCGAGGGCACCACCCAAGGAGAACGCTCCATGAATCAAACCGCAACCCCTCCGGCGGCCGCACCCGAACCCGCCACCCGTACCCAGGAAGTGCAGATCAAGGGCGAAGACTACATCGCCCAGGAACGCACCCGCGCCAAGGAAATCCGCGCCCTGGCCCGTAGCTTCGACGCCGCCGACCTGGGCGAAAAAGCCATCGACGACGGCACCAGCCTGGACGCCTTCCGCGCCCACCTGCTGAACGGCCTGAAGGAAAAGGGCCAGCTACGCCAGGCCGAATCCCCTGAAATCGGTCTCTCCGAGCGGGAGCTGAAGCAATTCAGCCTCTGCCGCACCCTGCTGGCCGCTGCCGACCCGGCCAACGCCCACAAGATCGCCCCCTTCGAGCTGGAATGCTCCCGGGCCGCCCAGGAAAAGCGGGAGCAGGTCCGCAAGGAACGCGAAACCGCCATCACCATCCCCTTCGACGTGCTGGCCCGTGGCATTGACCTGCCCGCCGGGGTAGCCGCTGCCGTGGCCCCCATGCTGGCCCGCTCCCAGGCCACCCGCGCCCTGGTGGCCGGCACCCCCGCCGCTGGCGCAACCTGGTGGCCACCGAGTTGCTGGGCTCCAGCTTCATCGAGCTGCTGCGCAACGCCATGGTGCTGGATCGCCTCGGCATCACCTGGCTGCGGGGCCTCTCCGGCAATGTGGTCATCCCCAGCCAGGACGGCGCCGCCACCTGCTACTGGGTGGATGAAGCGGGCGCCCCCACCGGTTCCCAGCAAAGCATTGACCAGGTGCCCCTGACCCCCAAGACCATCGGCGCCTATACCGACTACTCCCGCCGCTTGCTGCTGCAGTCCAGCCTGGACGTGGAAGCCTTCGTGCGGGCCGACCTAGCCGCCATCGTCGGCCTGGGCATCCAGCAAGCCGCCCTGGTCGGCGGCGGCACCCATGAGCCCGTGGGCCTGCTGAACACCTCCGGCATCGGCTCCGTGGCTGGCGGCACCGATGGCGCCGCGCCCACCTACGAGCACCTGGTGGATCTGGAAACCGCCGTTTCCAGCGCCAATGCAGACGTGGGCAACCTGGGCTACCTCACCAACAGCAAAGTGCGCGGCAAGCTGCGCAAGACCCAGGAATTTGCCAGCACCAACGGCAAGGCCGTCTGGACCTCCGGCCGTGAGCGCGGCATCGGCGAAGTGCTGGGCTACGACGCCCACGTCACCAACGCCATGCCCAGCAACCTGGTCAAGGGTGGCAGCGGCGCCGTCTGCTCCGCCATCGCCTTTGGCAACTGGGCCGACATGATCATCGGCATGTGGGGCGGCCTGGACGTGATGCTGGACCCCTACGCCCTGGCCACCTCCGGTGGCCGCCGCGTCATCGCCCTGCAGGACGTGGATGTGGCCTTCCGGCACGTGGAGTCCTTCGCCGTCATGAAGGACGCCAAGACCAACTAACCCATGGGCCCCGGGGTGACCCGGGGCCTGTCCTGAAAGGAAGCGACATGCCCAAGATCCTCATCACCGAACCCTGCCTGGTCAATTACGGCGACGACCGGGGCGGCGTGGATGAACCCGCCGGCGCCCTGGTGGAAGTCCCCAAGGCCGTGGCCAACACCCTCACCAAGAAAAACCGCGCCCTCTACACCAACAAGGCGGATGACCCCACCAAGGGCAACCTGCTCACCGCCAGCCCTGAGCTGGTGAAGGCCGCCGAATCCGCCGCCAAGTCCGCCAAGGCCCCGAAGCCCAAGGCGCCCGAAGGCGGGCAGGGCGGTGAAGGCGGGCAAGGCGGCAACCCTGGTGGCGAAGGCGGACAACCCTGATTGTGCAAACGCGTGCACTTCGGTGCACGCCCCTTAACCCCTACCCATAGGACCCCGCATGGCCCCGCCCAACAGCCCCGAACTTCAGGCCTTCCGCGAAGACCTCGCCGATATCAAGGAAGCCTTGAAGAATGTCGCCGATGCCCTGGAGCGTCTGGCCCGTCTGGAAGAGCGCCATGCCTCCGTGGCCAGCGCCCTGGAGCGTGCCTTTGCCGCCATTTCCAAGGTTTCTGATCGCGTCTCCCAGCTGGAGAAATCCGAGTCCCTGCAGCAAAAGGCCACGGACTGGGTTATGGCCGGCGTGTGGGCGGTAGTGGGGGCTGCGGGCGTCAGCCTGCTCAAGGGGGTGTTCTGATGGCTGAATTTCTCCCCGCCTTCGAACAAATGATCCGCAACGAAGGCGGCTACACCCTCCACCAGGTAGCCGGAGATCGTGGCGGCCAGACCTACGCCGGCATCGCCCGCAAGATGCACCCCGGCTGGGCCGGATGGGCTGCGATTGATCGCGGCGACATTCCCCCCAGCCAGCTGGTGCGCGATTTCTACCTCGCCAACTTCTGGCGCCCGATTCTGGCCGACAGCCTCAACGAACAGGCTGTGGCCCGCAATATCTTCGATTTCGCCGTCAATGCTGGTGTCCCCGTGGCGGTTCGCCTGGCCCAGATCGTGGCCGGCGCTACCCCGGACGGCAAGGCAGGCCCCATGACGGTGGCCGCCCTGAATGCCATGGACCCGGCCCTGTTCGTGGCCAATTACGCCCTGGCCAAGCTTGCCCGCTACCGGGACATCGTGACCCGTGACCGCACCCAGCAAAAGTTCCTCCTGGGCTGGATCAACCGCACTCTCCGGGAGGCTGCATGAATCCCATGCTGCTGGGCGGCATCATCGACACGGTAGGCAAGGTGGCTGACAGCCTCTTTACCTCCGACGAAGAACGCGCCCGCCTGGAAGTCGAAGCCTACAACGCTGAAACCCAGCGTATCGGCCTGCAGACCGAAATCAACAAGGCCGAAGCGCAGCACCAGAGCCTGTTTGTGGCCGGCTGGCGCCCAGCCGTGGGTTGGACCTGCGTGGCAGGCCTCGCCTATCAGTTCGTGCTGTACCCCTTCCTGGTCTGGGGCTGGTCTGCCATGCAGGCCGCGGGCTGGATCAGCATCGGCCTCCTGCCGCCCCCGCTCCTGGACGTGGAAGCCCTGATGGTCCTCGTCACCGGGATGCTGGGCATCGCTGGCGCCCGTACCTGGGAAAAACTCAAGGGGAGGGCAGGGCAGTGATTGCCATGGACGCCTATTTCCTCCAGCTCCAGCTCGACGGCCCCCTGGGCGAAGACGCCATGTTCCGGGGCCAGCCCCAGCGGGTGCTGGTGGATCGCGCCCGGAAGCTGGTTGGCGAATATGGGGAGGTGGTGGGTCACCGCGTCATGGTCCAGATCCCGGCCCGCCTCGCCCCCGTCTCTGGTGACCCGGTGGCCCTGCTCGAAAGTAGTGACCACTGGCAGCTCGACGTGCTCGATGCCGAGAAAACCGACGCCTCCCTGCAGGCCTGGATCGTGAGGCCCGCATGAGCCGCTTCAAGTCCGTGCTCAAGATCAGCGGGGCCGATGCGCTTGCCTCAGCCTC